AAGTCCTGGAGGTACTACCGGAAGTAGTACAGCAGGATTCTGAAGGAACATACTCGGTTGCTTACGGCAACATTACAGCCGTGCTGATTGAAGCTATTAAGCAGCAGCAGCTACAGATCGATGAACTGAAAGCAGAAATTAAAAATCTAAAATCAAGGTAATATGGCAGTCCCAGGTTCAGGAGAGTTATCATTAGGTAAAATCAGGCAAGAGTTACAGACCGCCAACTATGCCGGTGGCCCGTATACTTCAGCTGCTACCGGATTAGATCCGGCTGAAAACGGCACTTACGGTACTATTAATATATGCTCTGCTCTATATCCGCTATCACCTAACCCAGCTAGTATGTCCGAGTGGTACGGCTATGACCACGATGCACCTTGCACCAGAGCAACTGCTTCGTTTTACTTTGATGGAGGGGTGCAAGACACCGACGAACTAGTAAGTAACGGACAGGTAGATGGTTCACCCTGGGATGTACTCCAGGCTGAGATCCAGAATAAGTGGACGCTGTCGATGTGGGTTAGAATCTACAGAACGTTTGAACCCGGTGCCGGTGATCCGGGCTACCAGCGCTACTACGGCTTGTGGTGGATGGAAGATCAGGATAACGGATACGTAGCAACTATACAGTATGCACCTCAGTCCACTACCGGTAACTACAATGAGTTACAGCTGATCATTGCAGCATCCAGCGGCTCTACTAATTTTAGAAGCTGGAATATTGAGATTGATAACCCTGGAGGTAACAGCAACATCACCGGAGTACAGGAGAACATAAACTGGTCTAGTTCTAACTCCGGCTCTGCTAACACCCGTGGATTTACCCACCTAGTATTTGTGTACGACGACACCCAGACCACAAACACAGATAAGTTTGTAGTTTACTGGAATGGAGACCTCCTGGATACTAATGCCTACAATACAGGCGGTGGTGGTAGCGGACCTTCAGCCATAGCTTACAACGGTAGACAGTTTGCTCACTTTGGAATAGGTCCGATAGGAGGTCTGGCAAGTCCATGGGAAGCACCGTGGTATGGATGGATAGGATGGATGAGCTACTGTAACAACTTTGCCGCAGACCAAACAAGTGTGGATACGCTGTATAACAGCGGCACTACCCCGTCACAAGGTAATATTACCGGCCTTGATCCTAATATGATTCACTACGAGTTTGGTAGCAATGCAGACCCTCAATCCGATTATAACGGTGTTGGTGCAACTCTTGATGTAATAACAGCTACCTGGGATAATTCAATCTTCCCATAATTATAATAAAAGGACTATGGAAGATAAGGGCTTAGGAGATTCAATTGCAAGAGTTACTCATGCTACCGGTTTAGACCGTCTGGCTGAAAAAATGGCTACAGCAAGAGGAAAAAAAGATTGCGGTTGCAAACAAAGACAAGAAAGATTAAACCAATTATTTCCATATAAAAAAGATTAAACATGGCTTACAAGTATGTAATTTACAAGCAGCTAATCCCTGTACCCTTAAACGCTTCAGATCCTTCATGGGCAAAACGTCAGGTATGGGTACAGAAAATCAATAGCGAAGATACTATTGACGAAACTACAACTCTAACGGCTGCTAGAACTAAAAAGAATGCTTTAACAGCGGCTGATGAAACAGGCCGTGTATACAAAATCGTTAAAGTAGACTTAGAAGGTGCAGAACCTAATGTTGACGTAGAATAAAACTATTTATATAAAAATTAAAAGATGGGCTTACAAAAAGACTTTTCAAAATTTGGCGTAACATTCGAAGACGCTTACCACCGTATTGTAAATCTTAACTACAGAATCGAGGAGTACATCCAGCCAGTAATGGTAGTAACCGGATCAGTAGGTGTTAGCGGAAGCATCATTCCACCTGTGTACGAAAATCAGTGGGCTAAAAGAGCTTACGGTAACGGTGAAGTTGAGACCTATGCAACAGAAGCAGCTAGAACAGCTCATTCAGAGTCTCTAGCAAGAACTCACTTCTCATTCAACTACGATCTTACCAGCGAAGATACTTGGATTGAGCAGGCTTACAACCACATCAAGACCTTACCTACATTTTCAGGTTCGATCGATATTCTTTAAGAATTTAATTAAATTTAAGGTGAAAGCTGGCAATAGCCGGCTTTTCCTATTTATTAAAAAACTATTCCTGTGGCATTACGTACCCTTAGATTAACCGAGCTTAGATCTACTCTTGCAGTAGATAACACAGGTAAGATCATCAAGAGTACTATCCCATCTACCGGTACTGTTGACAATATTGTCACTACAGCAGCTACTTCAACAGCCAACGGCGGCTCTATGACCGGAACTACTACCGGAATAGTAAGTTCAAACCTCACCCTAAGAGGTAACACAGGTACAGTAACCTTTAATATAGCACAGACCAACCTATCGGCTATTGGAGGTTCCAACGTTAATACCCGGGTTGAAAACGGAGCATTAGTTATCAGTCTGAACAGTCAGATAAATCTAGCCCAGGTCAATGTAGTTGCTACAGGAAGCAATCATACCTTTACTGCCCGGGATACTAATAACAACATTCAGTTTGGAATCACTTCAACAGGTATTCCTTTCATGCAACCTAAGAGCGTACTGCCCCCGCTAGTTTCAGGACTGGTGTATATCTCCGGCAGTGCCGTACTACCGGAAGGATACTACGTAGGATTTACCGGAGATCCAGGTGAAGCAAATGCAGATAGAGGAACTCTAGGACCTTAAACCTATTTATATAAAGTAAAACAGACAGCAGCAATATGGCACAGTGGAAGAAACTCTTAGTATCGGGCAGCAACGTATCCCAGCTTGCTAACGATGCCGGTTACATAACAGGACTACCGTCGGGACTAGTATCAAGTTCGGCACAAATTACGATGGGCGGTGATCTGACCGGCAATGCTGGCAGTGCCCAGATTGCAGCCGGGGCTGTAGGTACTACCGAACTTGCTGCCGGCGCAGTTACGGCTGCTAAACTGGCCGGAGCAATTGGATTAGTTTCTTCTTCAGCTCAGCTAACGGATGTAGTTAAGACTTCCGGCGCACAGACCATTGGAGGTGATAAGACCTTCAGCGATAACGTTACTATTTCCGGTGACTTAACAGTTAACGGTACTACTACAGTTATTAGTACCACTAACCTAGCAGTTGAAGATAAGTACATCGCTCTTGGTAGCGGCACTACCTCTGGAGGAAATGGAGGTATTGTAGTAGTATCAGGTTCAGTTACAGGTACAGAAGTAGGTTACGGCTTTGCCTATAACAACAACGTTGTTAGATGGGGCTTTAGCAAGGGTACACCCGTTACTACGGCCGGCGCTACGATCGCTGCCTGGGCAGTATCCTCAACATTTAGTCCTACCTCAGGAGCTCCAGCAACTGCTCCAGGATTTGGTGGAACAAACAACGGCATCGGCAACATGCACGTAGACACTGCCACCGGGGATGTTTACATTTACGTAGAAACAGGACAGTCCTCAGGAGGTACAGCCCCTGAAGGTAATGCACCAGACGGTCCGGGTCTATAAGAATTAATTTTAAAGTTTTATGGGGTTATTAGATAAGGTTACACAGAAACAAGCAGATCCTAACCAGCTAACGGTTGAGGAGCTAGAATTCATTTTGATTAAGATCAAGAAGATGAGATTTACCGGTGAAGAACTGGATATCTTAACCAGAGCGGTAGTCAAACTACAGAACCAGTACATCACACTAGGAGGTAGCTAACTATTTATTAAAGTTGAAGGCCCGAAAGGGAAGTGGGCAGGCACTACCTGTAACCAACCTCGATAAATAGTAATATATGCCATCATGGAAAAAAGTGGTGTTGCACGGATCTTCAGGATCTTTAGCACACCTTAAATTAGAGAATCTAACCAGTCAGAATGTACTAGGTACTGACGCCCAAGGTAACGTTATTGCCGGATCGGTTTCCGGATATTCTCTACCCACTGCCACATCAACAGTCTTAGGAGGAATCAAAGTAGGAAATACTCTTACTATCTCCTCAGGAATTTTAAATGCTAAAACTTACGAAGGAGCTTCAGGAGCAGCCATAGGAGGAAGCGAAGGCTCTGACGGTATAGCAGGATACGTACCTGCAGCAACTTCAGGACAGGCTCTGCAGTTTCTAAGAGGAGACGGAACCTGGCAAACTCCTACTAACACAGTTACTAGATTAAGACAGTCCGGCGGTACACTAGTAGCCGGAGACTTTACCTTTGCAGGATCGGGAGCAACCACGGTAAGTTACAGCAACGGCACATTTACTATCTCTTCAACAGACACAAACACCACCTACTCAGTAGGAGACGGAGGATTAACAGAGAAGAACTTTACAACAGCTTTAAAAACCAAGCTAGACGGTATTGCAGCTAGTGCCGATAACTACGGAGGATGGACTATTAGTGATTCTACAAGATCAGAAACAATTGGATCTGGGAATACTCTGATCGTTAGAGGTTCAGGAGCAACCGCAGTTAACTACGACACCACTACCAATACACTGACAATCTCTTCAACCGATACTGACACAAATACAACCTACAGTGCAGGTACCGGTTTAACATTATCAGGTACTACTTTTAGTGTTACAGCAGGTACTTATGCAGCAGCATCTCATACTCATGCTATCTCAGATGTTACCGGGCTACAAACAGCTCTGGATGGAAAAGCAGCATCTTCGCACACTCACGATGACCGGTACTACACCGAAACTGAATCCGATGCTAGATTTGTATTAAACGATTTTGCAGCACAAACAGCTATAACCGCCGAAGATGAAAAATCTGGAACTTGGAATGAATCATCAAATGACTCATCTTGGGGAGACTACAAACCAGGTAATGATTCTACAGCAGGATATAGCTGGAACGATGCCCCGGGTTATGTACAATATAACATACCTTCCGGATACACAACTGCTTATATTGGACAGTTAAGGTGGGATACCGGTGGATACTTTGATGTTCATGCTGTAATGTCAGACGGGTCTCTTGTATTTAGAGGAAGATTCCTTTCCAAAAATACCATTGAAAATACCAGTCATAGCGGGAACCACGACGGTCAACAGATCATTAAAGTATCTGGATTGGATGGAATGCGAGCACTACGCATCACCAATCAGAGCGGAAGACTACACTTACAGGGTATAGGATGGTCTAAGGAAGTAGATACAGACGGAACACAGACCTCAGAGACACACTGGGACTTAATCTACAATAAGCCTTCTTCGTTTACTCCTTCTTCTCACACCCACGCCATCTCAGACGTTACAGGTCTGCAAACAGCTTTAGACGGTAAGCAGGCTGCTGGTTCATATGCAGCATCTTCTCACACCCATGCTATTTCCGATGTAACAGATCTACAAAGAGCTTTAGACGGTAAACAAGCAGCAGGATCTTATGCAGCTTCTTCTCATACCCACGCTATCTCAGATGTAACCAACTTACAGACATCTTTAGATTCAAAATTTGCTTCAACAGGAGGTAATATTTCCGGTAGAGTAGAATTTAGATACAACTCTGACAGATACTCTCAGGCTTGGAACAATACAAGCACAGGAGCCTACTGGTGGGTAACCACCGATTCCGGTAATTTAGGGTTACATAGAAACGGAGACGGAGACAAATTCTACTTCAGCAATGGAGGTGACTTTTATTCAACTACAAACGGCTGGCTGAGTACCGCACTAGGAAATAGAATAAGCGTTTCAGATATTTCAAGAACTCAGGTTAACCAGCTAAAGACAACTCTAGGTGTTACAGGCCTTCCGTACTCCTGCGATATCGTACTAAATGGAGATCCGGATACCTTCTACCCAGTGCACTTTATGTTTGGGGATCAGGATGTACTTCGTAGGATTATTATCAAACGCGGATACGGTGAACAGGCCCCTTGGGACCCTATTGGTACCGGGGTACACCATGGTGGACTTCTCTTAGATTGGGAAGGTAACTTTGGAGGCTGGGGCGGAGCCGAATACTACGATAGACTTAGAGTATTTAACCAGTCCTATACCGATGTGTGTGCGGATATGTTTATCTGGACCCACTCTATGGGATATGTATTCATGCTTAGAGGCGGTGGGACTACCGGGGCTATCTACCATATTTTCTCTGACCAGCCTATTAGAGGAACCTATCAAGAAGGTACTCCGGATATTGCCTACAGCACCTCGACTTTGTTCTACGATGAAAGCTGGTCTGGTACTAACGCTTACGACGTTGCTGCTCCAGCACCGCTTAGACTCAACCAAGTAAACAGTGCCCGTATAGACGGACTACGTACCAAAAAGCAATCTCAGTTTGATTCTAGGTATGCAGCCATATCTCATACCCACGACGATAGGTACTATACCGAATCTGAAATTGATACAAAGCTAGCTACTAAAGCAGCCTCTTCCCACACCCACGCTATCTCAGATGTGACAGGATTACAGACAGCTCTAGACGGTAAACAAGCAGCAGGATCCTATCTAACTTCCTTACCCTCTCACAACCACGATGACCGTTACTACACCGAATCAGAAGTAGACAGCCTGCTTGGAGCAAGAGTATCTACAAGTAATTTTAAAGTACTTGGAGGAGGAATTAGTTATGATACTGATAGAAGATTAAAAGTAGATAATGGACTGGCTATCTATGGAGCATATTCTGGCGGTTCTAATTCACCTTCTACTTATGATATAGCAGCTCAATTTGCATTCAGTAGTAGAGCATTCGAACTATCAGCAGACTGGTTGAGCACTACCAGCCCCAGTCTAAGATTGCGTACACTAAGAGACTGTTGCGACAACTGGAGCTCATGGGTGGATATCATTACATCTGCTAACATTGGATCACAGTCTGTAAACTATGCAACCTCAGCAGGTTCTGCTACTACCGCTACCACAGCCACTAACTTAGGAAGTTACTACACTGCTGATGCTTGGTTCCGAGCAACTAGCGATGATAATCAGGTACAGCTCTACGGCAACAGCCGAACTATGATTTTCCGAACTGATGGTAATACTAACGATCACGGAGGCGGAGCCTATGCTTACATATGGTATTACGGAGGATCTGCCGATAGCACCAGAAGAATGATCCTAAATACCAACGGAGATCTTTGGACTAATACATACGGATGGCTACATGAATACTTCCAGGCTCGAGGCTCCTATGCAGCATCTTCTCACACCCACGCTATTTCTGATGTAACAGGACTGCAGACTGCACTAGACGGTAAAGCTGCATCTTCTCATACTCATGATGACCGTTACTACACAGAAAGTGAATCAGACGGAAGATTCCTAAGAGGCACAACCAATCCAAATAATGTAAATAATTTTACAATCTCCATTGGAAATAACGGATCTTATTCTTACGTTCAATCGCATTCTGGCCAGCCGTTGTACCTAAACCCGGTAGGAAATGCTATCGTACTTAATAGCGGAACTACTGTTGCCGGCCAGCTTAATGCTACCGGTGTTTCAAGCGGGGTATCTCTTAATGTAGGAAATGCATCAACACACGGTGTATATACGGCAGACGATGCAAGAAAACAGCTTGTAGTATCTGCAGACTACTACCCACATATAGCTCTTGTTGCAACCGGTGCCAACAATACAAATCACGGAGCTGTATTTTCTTTTGTAGGAACAGAAGGAAGTTCCGCAAGACAGTGGAATATGGGTATACCAAACAGTAACCCTTATATCTTCAGTATTGGATATAATGCAAGTGGAGATAATAACCCGCACTACGGCGTTGGTGATGCATGGTCCGGGGATGACAGACATCATGCCCGTCTAAGCATTGACAGAAGTGGTAATACAAAGATCCGCGGTATGCTGTATGTTAACGGAACTAGCGGGGGTATAACTACCGGTAATGCTGTATTACATGCTGGTAACTATTCAAGCTACGCTCTACCGTTATCAGGAGGGACTGTAACAGGCATTGCATACTTCCAGACAAACAACGGAGGTAAATCAGGAGCAACAGACTCTGCAAAACTTCAAGCTTATTCAACAAACAATAACTCGGCATTTATGTCCTTCCATAAATCAGGACATTATGCTGTAAATATGGGGCTTGACGACGATAACGTACTGCGTATCGGAGGATGGAGTGCATCTGCAAACAGAATGCAGCTTGATATGTCCGGTAACGTAACCTTTGCCGGTAACGTAACAGGTTACTCTGATGCCAGAATTAAAACCGACATCCAGACCATCGGAAATGCTTTAGAGAAGGTAAAACAGCTAAGAGGTGTGACCTTTAAAAGAACAGATTCTGATGATAGAAGTACTAATATGGGAGTTATCGCCCAGGAAGTACTGGCAGTAGTACCAGAAGTAGTATCTCAGGATGCTTCCGGAATGTATAATGTAGCTTACGGAAACATGGCCGGCCTACTGATTGAAGCAATTAAAGATCAGCAAGCCTTGATTGATCAACAGCAAAAGCAAATCGATGAACTAAAAGCACTTATTCATGACCTTACAAAGTAACGGACCCATATCTTTGAGTGATATTAAAACCGAGCTAGGATCTAGCGCTAATGACTTTAGAACCCTGCATGCTGCAGCCGGATTTTCAACTCCGGACAGTATAAATGAATTTTACGGATTTACCTTTGCTACAGCATATACTTTTTATATGGGAGACGGACAGCAAGGATACAGTGACTGGTCTCAAGCCTGTGCTGAAGCCTATGATCCGATTACATTATATTCTTCTAGTACTTCCCTAGGTGTTAACGTTAGCCTGTATACGGATAATACTCTCTCTACTTCTTTTAACGGAGGAGTACTATGGTACAAATCCGGCAACACTGTTTATGAAATAGACTCAGCAGGAAAAATAACTGCACAGAGAGGTTGTTAAAAAACATTTTTTGCATATATTTATATATAACTAACCGGTTAAAACTAAATTAACGTTATAATATGGAAAACACAAAACTTTCTCAAGAAGAACTGCAAACAATCCAGCAGCTTCAAGAAAAAAACCGCGCTATCGTAATGGAGTTTGGCGAGATCGAATTGATCAAGCTTAACCTAGAGCGTAGAGCTGAAAATGCTAAGAAATTCTTAGCCGAGCTTCGTGAAGAAGAAAACACCTTCGGAAAGGATCTTTCTGAGAAGTACGGCGATGGTACTGTAGACCTTTCTACAGGCGAGTTCGTACCAGCTCCTAAGGCCGAAGAAGCTCCAGCAGCAGAATAAGCACTTGCATGCCGTGCTACAGGAAGAGAGGGTTTAGGCCCTCTTTTTCTATTTATATAAAAATCTTTTCCCATTATGGCCATAGGAGATAAAAAATCGTTGCTACAGCCTAGCTCTACCCAGGCACAGCAGTACCGTCTGCAGTATTCAAATCTTGCCCCGGGTGGTGTAGTGCCTCCAACACAGACAGGAGGATTATCAGCACCGGCTAATGCCCGTCCGGCAGTATCAGCATTTGTTAATGCACCGGCTCCTGTTTCTCTACAGGCACCTGCTACCATCCCACCACCACCACCGGCACCGGTTCCAACTCCAACTCCAGCAGCAAGCACAGTTCCCGTAGAATGGAGTAAAACTGCAGCATATTTTACTTTTGAGAATATTGCAAGCTCTAGCTTAGAAAATGTTGACCTACCGGTCAACCTAACTAGCTCCTTTGGAATTATGATGGCAATCAAGCCATTCATTTGGCAGACTGGAAGTATCCAGACTCTCTTCCATATGTACTCAGGCAGCTTTGCCAGCCAGTCATTTAGTCTTGTCTTACAAAATAGCCAACTAACAGCTGTCTTCCAGGATAATGGAGCAACTTACACGCAAACTATTTCAGTACCGGCAAATCAAAGAGGGACTCTAGGTAACGGCTACACTCTGATAACTTATAACCTATTGAGCTCTACCGGAGCCACACAGCCTTTAACAGGAGCAAGTTTCTATGTAGGCACATCGAACGAAGGATACGGTACTTTTGGAAGTGCTACAGGAATGAGTGCTTCTTTTGCAACCGCAGACCACCTCTATATCGGAGGTACTCAGTTCCAGCCTGGTAGAAACTTCGCAGGCAGCATAGGATTTGTTGCATTTAAGAAGATTACACCTACCGCACCGCTAAGTGCCGGTGTATTCTATGACGATACTGTATCCAAAGTAGTAAAAGGACAGCTCAAACCTAAGGATCTGACAAGCGTTCCAGGAGTATTTAGAGTATACACTTTCCAAGAACCAATTGGAAACCCCTTTGCAGTAGAAACTACAGGAAGTCTAGCAACCAAGCAAGTTCCTTTACAGCTGTCAGGAAGTGTAGTATTAGGCTCAAACGTCATATCTTCTTACTTCGCAGTCTAATGGTTTGCAATCAAGTAACATATTTATATAAAGATTAATTAACCCTTCCCAACGATGGCAGAAAGAATTTTATCACCAGGTGTATTTTCAAGAGAGAATGACCTGTCTTTCATCACCCCAGCAGCCGCCGAGATCTCTACAGCTCTTGTAGGTCCTACTACTAAAGGTCCACAAGACATCCCAACTGTAGTGCGTTCTTACGGCGAGTACTTAAATGTATTCGGCGGTGCTTTTAAATCAGGTAGTGACTACTACACCCACTACACTGCCCTTGCTGCTGAAAAGTACTTTGAACAAGGCGGAACTTCTCTCTTAGTAACCAGAGTATCTGATCAGAACTTTGGAGCAGCTACTGCTACAATCAATAGCGGTTCTACAGCCTGGATCACTCTATCTACTATTGCAGAGGGTACGATCATGAATAACAGCGGAAGTGCCGGTACAAACAACGCACTTGTAAGCGGCTCTGCTGACAACGTAAGATGGGAAGTAACTTCTAAGAATACAGCTCAAGGAACTTTCTCACTCGCAATCAGAAGAGGAGATGATAATGAGAAAAATAAGATCATCCTTGAATCTTACCAGAACCTATCACTTGATCCAAAATCACCTAACTACGTTGCAAAAGTAATCGGTGATCAGTACCGTACTAACTCAGCCGGTGCCGTGACTGTAAACGGAGAATATCCAAATGTATCTAAGTACGTTTATGTATCTGCCGTTAACACTAAGATGCCTGACTACCTTGATAACAACGGAGTAGCTAATTCAGCATACTCAGCATCGTTTGCTAACTTTGTAATCGGTAGCGGATCACTACACGGAGCCTTCTCTGGAGGTGCAGGAACATTATTCCAGTCTGCATACGCTGCTAACTTTACATCACTAACCTCTACCGACACACAGGGTATTGCTCCTTCAACAGCCTACGACACTGCAATCTTAACTCTTGCAAACAGAGACGAGTTCAGATTCAATGTACTTGTAACACCAGGTCTTACAAAAGATCTACACTCTTCACAAGTTACTGGATTCATCGATCTAGTAGAAACTAGAGGAGATGCAATCTACGTTATCGACCCAGTTAACTACGGAGGTTCAACAGCCACTGCTACAGCAGAAGCTTCAGGAATGAACAGCTCATACGCAGCCGCTTACTGGCCTTGGGTTAAGGTAGCTAACAACGAACTAGGAAAGAATGTTTGGGCTCCTGCTTCAACAGTAATGGGAGGTGTTTACGCCTTCACTGACAGAGTAGGTGCTGAATGGTTCGCACCAGCAGGTCTACTAAGAGGAGGTATTCCTTCAGTGATCATGGCAGAAAGAAAGCTTTCTCAGACCGACAGAGATACTCTTTACTTAGGTAAAGTTAACCCAATTGCTACCTTCCCAGGTTCTGGTGTAGTAGCATACGGACAAAAGACATTACAGACTAAGGCATCTGCATTAGACCGCGTAAATGTTCGCAGACTTCTTATCAACCTTAAGAACTTCATCGGAGATCAGGCTAACAACCTAGTATTCGAGCAGAACACAATCGCTACTCGTAACAGATTCTTAGCAGCTGTTAACCCATACCTTGAGACTGTAGTACAGCGCCAAGGACTTTACGCTTACAGAGTTGTGATGGACGACACCAACAACACTGCTGACGTTATCGATAGAAACCAGTTAGTAGGTCAGATCTTCATCCAGCCAACCAAGACTGCAGAATTCATCGTACTTGACTTCGTAGTTCAGCCTACAGGAGCAACTTTTGGAGCGTAATATTTATAAATAAATAAAAACAGTAACATGCCAGTACTAGATCCAAACGAAATCATGTTCACCGCCTTCGAACCGAAGGTGCAGAACAGATTCATCATGTACATCGATGGAATTCCATCTTACCTAGTGAAGAGTGTAACATCTCCTTCATTTGAGGATGGTACTATCCAGCTAGACCACATCAACACCTACAGAAAGATTCGTGGAGGTAAGAGAATGTGGAGTGACATGACCCTTAACCTTTACGATCCAATCACTCCTTCAGGTGCACAAGCCGTTATGGAGTGGGCTCGTCTAGGATACGAATCAGTTACCGGCCGTGCTGGATACTCAGACTTCTACAAGAAGGATGTGACTCTAAACGCTCTAGGACCAGTAGGTGATATTATCGGTGAGTGGATTATCAAAGGTGCTTACGTTAAGTCTTCGAACTTCGGACAGTACGATTGGTCAGCTTCAGAAGCTATCAATATCACACTAACGCTTTCAATGGACTACTGCGTATTGAACTTCTAAACCCCCGCCCTGTCAAACAGCACAAAGCCCGGTCTATATGGCCGGGTTTTTTGTTTTAACGTATTTATATTAAAGAAAGTTATATTAATATGGCATTTAACCTACCTACAGAAGTCGTTGAACTTCCATCTAAAGGTCTACTCTACCCGGTAGACAGTCCTCTTGCCAGCGGAAAAGTCGAAATGAAGTACATGACCGCTAAAGAAGAAGACATCCTAACCAACCAGAACTACCTACGTCAAGGCATTGCAATTGATAAGCTTTTGCAGTCTATGATTGTATCTCCTATCAGTTACAATGATCTTTTGATTGGAGATAGAGATGCATTGATGCTAGCTGCTAGAATTCTATCCTACGGAAAAGAATATTCTTTCTTTTATAAAGGAAAAGAACATCCTGTAGATCTAACAACCTATCAGGCCAGGGAGCTAGATGAAAGCAAGTATACTGCCGGTACTAATGAGTTTACATACTCATTACCAGACACCGGAAACGTACTCACCTTTAGATTACTTACCCACGGAGATGAAGGTAAGATAGATGCAGAGATTAAGGGTCTACAAAAGATTAACCAAGAGTCTTCTACACAAGTCACTACCCGTCTAAAATATATTATCACATCTATCAACGGATCTAGAGAGCAGAAAGACATTAGAGATTTCGTAGATAATGCATTTTTGGCCCGTGAAGCTAGAGCTTTTAGAGAGCATTACAGCTCATTATTACCAGGTATTGACTACACAACAAAGGTAGTAGTAAACGGCGTAGAGGAGGACGTCGATCTACCAATCGGGCTTAACTTTTTTTGGCCTGACGCCTGAGTATAGAACAGCCCTGTTTAGTCAAATCCATGAAATAGTCTTTCATGGTAAAGGAGGTTACGACTGGGAAACAGTCTACAACATGCCTATATGGCTGAGAAAGCTTACTTTCCGTATGATCGAAAAGCACTACGACGACGAAAAAGAAGCTATGGAAAGATCCCAGAATAAGCAAAAAGCTACTGTAGAGAATACCAGACCAATAGGTCCTGCTATCAGCACACCTACCTACAGCACAAAAGTTGCTAGAAAGTAAGGAGTTTCTATTTATATGTATATAGATTTGCATGGCCGACAATCAGAATAACTTAGCTCAGGAACTTCTTGATCTCTTTTCCCGTCAAAACGACAGGTTAAAGGAGCAGGCTGAAATTCAGCAGCAGTTAGCTGACAATCAAGCTCTATTAAATAACTTTAATAAGACTATTGCCGCCAATGCATCTAAAGCAGCTGACTTAGAAGCTCAAGCAGTTGCGTATGCCCAGCAAGGTAACATTGGAAGAGCACGTCAGCTAGAACAGCAAGCCAGAGCTCTGTCTTACTCCTCTGAACAGCTTACAAAAAAGAGAGATGAGCTGAAGGTAGACACAGAAGGTTTAGCAAAACAGACTCAAAAAGGAGCCGAACTAAAAAAAAGTCTAGGTACTCTAAAAGATTCTTTAGGAGTTTCTAAAGCCTTACAGGCAGTAACAGCTACAGTTTCTTTAGCTAACCTCAGCAAAAGTCTTTTCACTGTCAATAACGATGTCTATACATTAAGTAAGACATTAGGACAGGGAGTAGCAGCTTCTAGAGATTTAAGAGAGCAGTTTGAGCAGTATTCATTAGGTAATACCAGAATCGATGCTCAAAGATTAACTCAAGCTACAGTTGATTTAGGACAGGCACTAGGTACTAACGTACAGTTTAGTGCTGATTTTGCTGCTGACTTTGTAAAAGCAACCCAATACATCGGACTATCTAAAGAAGCAGCCGGAGGACTTGCTAGAATCGGAGTTAGCTTAGGACAATCTGCTGAAGATTATAGAGAGAGTATTGCTAATGCATTAATACCTACTCTGAAAGCCAACAACATAAACATGAATCTTAGAGATGTTTATGAAGAGATTGGTAAACTTTCAGCAAGTACGGTTGTTACTCTAGGAAGATCTCCTGAAAAGTTAACTGAAGCCGTCGTTCAAGCTAGAAGACTGGGTATGGAGTTAGGTTCCTTAAGCGGAATTGCTAATTCTCTACTAAACTTTGAAGAGTCTATTGGAAATGAACTTGAAGCCGAGCTACTAACCGGCCGTCAGCTTAATCTAGAAAGAGCAAGAGCTGCTGCCCTGACCGGTGATCAGAACACTCTAATGAGAGAAATCGCTACTGCAGCCGGTAGCCTGGCAGAGTTTGAAAATATGAACGTGCTTGCACGTCAATCACTAGCTCAGTCACTAGGTCTAAACGTAGACCAGATGTCTGAAATGCTCCTTAAACAAGAGGCAATTAATCAGCTAGGGGAGAAAGGTAAAGAAGCAACTGATGCACAGTTAAAAGCTGCCCGAGAGCTTCAAAATACCGAGAAAGGTAGAACTTTGAGTCTGGGTGAAGCCCTAGAAAAGATTCAAGCCGAGCAAAATGCTACTGACAAATTTCAAGACTCTGTAAGAAAACTTCAAACAATCTTCACTGATATCTTCAGTAAGATGGAACCAATTATCGACTCAGTGGCTGAGATGGTTAAAAGCCTAGCAGAATCTCCATTTGCTAAGGTTGCAGTCCTATCAATAGCTTCTGTAGGAGCTCTAACTTCTGCTGCAAAGATGTATACCGGTATGAGAGGAGCCGCTCCTTTCTTCCCGCTCTATACTTCTGAAGTAGGAGCAGGTGGTGCTGGAGCAGCCGGCGGACTAGGAGGTGCGTTGAAAGGTAAAATGGCCAGAGGCCTAGGATTAGGTGCAGCTGCAGCCCTAGCAGGTACAGGTCTAGAGTACGCAGCAGATCAATACGAACCTGGTAGCGGTGCTGCCATGGGATTAGGAATAGGGGGTAATGCACTTCAATACGCAGGTACTGGTGCGATGATAGGCAGCTTTGGCGGACCAGCCGGCATGGCGATCGGAGCAGGATTAGGAGCAGTAATCGGAGGCTTTATGGGCTACATGGAGAGAAAAGAAGAAAGAGAAAAAGCAGCCGAAGAGAAAAAGAATCAAGCCGAAACCCAGCGTGCAGAAAAACAAAGCGAACTCCTAAGACAGCTAGCCGAAAGAGAAGTTAAACTAATGCTAGACGGCAACAAACTAGGTCAAGGGTTATCAGTAACTAACTACAGAGTGTAAACTAAGATGCCATTATTAGACCTACAAACCCAGTTTAAATCACTTACCTACCAGGGTAACGGTCCGGCTGTACAGAAAGATATTAATAATCCCGGAACAAAAGCCAGTAACCAGATCCAGGCCCGGGTAGATGATGTTGCTAGAGTTTCTAGCTTTCTATTTAGTACAAAAGGAGCTATTTTTGCCGGCAAGCAGGCACTCCTTCAGTCCGGAGGAACGGTTCAAAGCCGGTTATTAGGTACAGTTTCTACCCTAGGAAATATCCTAGGACAGGTAGCTGTCAACGGCACAGGTACACACTTCCTACCTCTTTCCACTAACTACAAGTACACTAACGTTACTGAAGCAGCTTCGCAGGCTAAGTACGGAGGTAAGATACGAATACGTACTGTTAGAGCTGCCGACAAAGATTACCGGGTAAGCTTGGAATCAAAGTACTCTATGGAGACTGGAAATCCTGGTGGCACTATTGGAGGGGTACAGCCTACAACACCCGACCAGCAGAGATTAGTAGGACCAGTAGGAATGGTACCGGTAGAAACACCAACTGTCGACCCAGCTCTCTACGACACCATGCCTGTAACATTTCAGGTGTATAATGACCCAGCTTCTCTACTTTTATTCAGAGGATTTGTTACCGGACTTAGCGACAGCTACAACGGTGCCTGGTCACCGGTTGATTACGTAGGTAGAGCAGAAAGCTTATATACCTATAGCAAATTTGCACGCTCTGTAACCTTTACCTTAACAGTACCGGTATTTAACAAGTTAGAGCAGTATCCCTTGTACGAAAAGGTTAACTCTTTAGTATCTTATACTGCTCCTAAGTATAATCTTTCAGGGTTACCGGAAGGAACTTTTCTTAAATTAAGAGTAGGAGACTACCTTAACAGTATGGGCTTTTTAAATACAGCTACTGTTACTGTTGCAGATAACGTACCCTGGTCGGATGGCGAGCATAAAAATACTTTCCTGCCACAAGTACTTACTATAGCTCTAAACTTTACAGTTATACACAACCTACTTCCTCAGCGCTTTACAACTCCGGGACAAAAACTTCCGTATATTAATTATAACAGAGATCGAGAACTACAAGGTGTTGTAACTACTACAGGAGTTGAAAATGCACAGTTTTTACTTTAATAGAAGATGGAAAGGTACAAAGACATACAGGTAATAGGTACAGATACTCCGTACAAGGCTACGACAGTCTATCCTTTTGTTCCGGAAGCTGAAAGCGACTACTACGTCATTTCAACCTCCGGAGATAGATTCGATATTCTATCTCAGCAATTCTACGGCAGTACCGACTACTGGTGGGCAATCGCTAGTGCTAATCCTGATGTTAGAAAAGATACTCTGTTTATTGAACCGGGATTGCAGCTAAGAATTCCTTCACCTCTTACTAGAGTACTCCAGGCCTACGAAAGTGTAAACGCAACAAGATGAGTTTTGAAATAGGTAAACCTATTGATTTTACAGCTGCTGAACAGCTGCTACTCCGTCAGGACGTGATCGGGAATGATTACAGATTGTTTGGATCAGATACAAGTTACGGATTCTTTTTTGAAAAAACTCCTTGGATCAAACTAAGCTCAGGAGTCAATCTAGCAAATAATGATGATGGTAGAAGAGTAGCCCAGCGACTACTCAGCGATCCTACTCTAGTAGGAGACGAGTTAGCAAAAAGGAATGTACTTTTTAACTTAACTGAAAAAGACTTATCTCAGATTACAACTACGGGTAACCCCTACGTAGATGCTGCAAACATGGTTGGAGCTCCTATAAAGTCTAGAGGACTGTCAGATCTACCTGGCTATGAACTCACAGATTCATATGGAATACGTCCGCTACCCGGTATTACTTCTATGAACCTAAGAACCCATAATACATTTGGTTCTTTAAGAACAGCTACAGTTAATTTTGTATGCTGGAGTGTTGAGCAGTTAGAAGTACTAGAGGTACTTTATATGAGACCCGGGTACACAGTTCTACTTGAATGGGGACATTCTAAATACCTTTATAAAGAGGGGGATATTGCAAAGACAGAATCGGTAAATACGTATGCTATTGACTTTTTTGGAAGTAACAAGAAGAGAAGCACTATCACTAACCTCATAACCCAGCAAAAGAAAAAGTACACCTACAACTACGATGGAATGTACGGAGTTGTAAAAAACTTTTCTTGGTCTTTAAGACCTGACGGAGGTTATGATTGTAGGGCAGATATAGTATCAACAGGAGAGATTATTGAATCCTATAAAATAAACATAGCGTACACCGAAACAGGGACTGTCGATACATCTAAGGTTACTCAAAAACCGCCCCAAACTGGACCTTTTAATGAAACTCCTAAAGAGGAAAATCAAGAGCTTAAACCCTTAAGTACATTTTTTCCTGCCACTCAAACTCAGACTGAATTCGTAGCCCGACAGTTTCAACAGACTACAGCAGTACAGGATCAAACTAACGCTGCGGTTGTTGCACCGACTACACAGCCTGTAAAGCCTGAAAAAGATGTTCCTCCATTAGACGTAATAGATGCTTACAAAAGCCAGTTACATTACCTACTTCTAATTGTGTTAAAGAAAGAGCTATTTGATAACTTAAGCTACTTCAAAACCACAGGCTACTTTCCAAGAAAACTTTCAGACGAACTTGTTACAAAACTTTTCCCAGAAAATTTAAAAGCAGTTTCCGATATCGACGAAGCATATAAGGACTACATCTATGCAATCTACGATTCTGCCACCAATACAGAAGATACAGCAGCAGACACAGAGCTAACCGCTTTTTATTTTATTAGATTAGGGCTCTTTTTAGAAATTATTAACCGTACTATTCTAACAGCAACTGCATTAGATGAGCCGTTTTTTACATTAGAGACAAATAGAAGACTTTACAAGTACAAGACTATTGACGATCATGTATCAATAGATCCTTCAATATGTCTATTACCCGACACGGTGGATACTTACCTTAAATCTAAGGAAAAACAAACCTCACAAGAGAACGTACTGGATATTTTTGTTAATATAGACCATATTACCTCTATTCTGAGTAACTCTATTGACGCAGATGGAGAAATAACAATGTACTCTTTCTTTGAACAGCTTCTTAAAGATATAAACATTGCAACTGGCGGACTAAATAACTTCCAGCTACAATACTTTGAAGATGCTGCTAAATTTGCAATCGTAGATAGAAACGTAATTTCACAATTTCCAGAAGAGATCTCTCAGATTAGTATCATCGGACAGAATAGTGTTGTACGTAACTTCAATCTTACAAGTAAGTTAAGCCCGCGTCTGGGACAGATGGTAAGCATCTCAGCCCAAGCCTCACCATACACTACGGGTATCGAAGGAACAGGTCTAGCATTTTTTAATAAAGGATTAGAAGACCGAATTATTAGAGAGAAAAACGACTCTCAGTCCGCTAAGGTAAAAACAAAACTAGCTCAGCAGCAGCAAGCCGAAGCAGTAGAAGAAAAATTAATTGAGCTTGAAAAGTTAGTTCAAGTCAAATCGGTAATTATTCAACTCTACGGTAAACAGGAAGGGCTTTATGTGTACGATGATGCTGCAGTCAAAGCTGCAAGAAGTCAGTACAGTAGCTATATACCTTACCTGGTAGGTCAAAAAAATAAACCTGCCTATTCGTTTATTATTCCTTTTGAGCTAGAACTCACCCTAGAAGGAATTTCAGGATTTAGGATTATGGAGAGTTTTAGAGTTAATAAGTTAGTACTCCCCTATACCTACAGAGGTACCGAGACTAATGATATTGCTTTCCTTGTTACAGGACTAGAACACCAGATCAACGCACAGGCCTGGACTACTGTGGTTAGATCTCAAATTTATGTAATCGGCAGCAAGTACAAGACTCGTAGACATATTCTTAGAGATCTAAAGGAAATACCTGGTGAATCCGGACCTGGAAATGCTAGAGCACTAACAGGTAATCCGGACCTTAAGCAGGTATTGATACGAGCCGGCTACCCTGCAGGAACTGCTAAGCATGAGCTAGCACTAGCTATAGGTACTAAAGAAGGTTGGAATAGAGAAGCAAACAGCGGCCGCGGAACTCGTGCCTACCGTAATAATAACCCGGGTAATTTGAACTATAGCGATTCTCTTAAACAAGTAGATCCTAACGTAACTCTAGAGAGTGGCTTAGAAGCTAGATTTGCACACTTCACCACAGCAGAGCTAGGAGCCAAGGCGCTTGTACAAAAACTTGAAAGATGGTCAACAGGTAATATGCCTACCGGTGGTATAGATAACATGCCGTTGAAAGAAAAGTGGAAGAAAGGTACACCGCCGACTCTCGCCCAAACAATCTACACGTACGCTCCCCCTACTGAAAATAAGACAGAAGGGTATATTGCTAGCTTAATTGCAACATTAAGCCGCAACAGTACTACGCCTATCACTCGCAAAACCCTACTTAGAGATCTTTTAGTCTAATATGTACCTACCAAAGTCTAAATACATCGGAGATATCTACACCCTAGGAGAGGACTGGGTCAAGGAAGGAGAATCAACTCCCTACACCGGGTACTACTATAAGACCTGGGAAGGAAAGGTGTTTACCGGAAGAAGACCCGGCGACGGTGCTAATGACCCGTTACTTCCGTATATAGGACTATCAGAGGATATTGACCGTACAGTAAATAAATCAACCTACGATATCATTAGCAATGATATCCAGGCATTTGCTTTAAAAAGAACATTACCGGTACCTACTCACTACCCTGTACCTACCCGCCAGGACTACCTCAATCTTTCATTCACCCGATACCTGGCCAAAGAAAGACTAACCGGAAAGGTATTTGAAATATCTTTAGATACCTACATAGCCCTAAACGGCAACGATACCAGGTACTACTACCCCGGATACACAACAGTCAAGCTAGACTGGACTATAGTCGGACCGTTGGAAGATACCAAAAACGGATCGTATATTATACCAGGTGCAGCATCTAGAAATTCTCAAGCCCGTGAGATTGCAGACAAAGAGCTACCAGGAGCTGCGAAGTTCTTAAACAATCTAGCACAGTTTGTATTATGAGCAGGCTTTCGTATATTATTAAAGGTTATGGAAATCGGTTATGTTTTATATCGTCGAGAGTCAAGAACAGCTTAATCACCTGCAGCC